TTATTATGCACCCCTTTATTAGAGGTGCCTTGGTGTTGTTGTAACCATGAATCTTGGGCGCTCAACAAGCATTTTTATTTCGCCCAAATGCCTGATTAATTGCTTTCTACAAGGATCGTCAATAAAAACTCTTTCGGCCATAGCCATTGCTTCTGGTGTTTCGCTGTGGCCATATTCAAAATTATTGAGGGATTTTTTAATTCGATTCAGCAAAAGCTCTGAATAGTCGTTAAGCGCTTTCTCTACATCATCCAATAATTTCCTATCATCTTCCGCGACATACGGAGGCAATATAACAATACTTCCAATTTCGATAGTCATATCTTTCCCCTTATTAATGACAGTTAACTACATCATCGCCGTGCCAGAATCCCTCAAGACAGTGTCTTAATTCGTGACCTAAGCAATCATGTGAGTAGTAACGCATATCCATTTTAATCGTACATATACCGTCACCTGGCGAGGTTAGCGCCTTAACTGTTTCGTACCCTGGCTTTGTTAGGTTCTCGCTTGGCACAAAACGAAGATGGAACGATGTTTGGTAGATGTCTGGCTTGATTGTTGAGCAGCCTGATAGAAGCAGGCTTATTAGTAGAATTCTGATCATGTTGCTTTCCCTTAGTGAGTGTTAAATATAGCACTGTAAGGGAGTATAGTAAACCTGTTTATTTATACGGTTAGCTCGCTGAAAGTAAACCAGCCCGTCAAATCACCATCAATCACAGAGGTTCCATAGACCTTATACTTTGGCTCCCGACCTTTGTCGATACGCATACCAATACATTCGACAATCTCGTAAATATCATTACGAATAACCTCATCGCCTATTTCTATTTCAAATGGGTTATCCATTACCACTCAAGCCCCGTATTTGCGATTCGTGCGATTTCATTCTTGGCTTTTATCTCGACATCATGCACCGCCAATTTCTTGTCATGCTCAATTACTACCTTGGCTGTATTTTGTACGATTGGCTCGTATACGTCCTTATGGTTCTCCATCAGGCGTATTCTTACCTCCCCATAAACAAGGGCAGTTCCCAGGGCGATTGATATGCCCAGGACTTGCTTAACCTGGGTTAGAGTTACACTTAATTCGGTCATTTGATAAATATCATGACAATATTTGATAATCCGTACAGCGGGACGGCGATACCCATCATTGAAACAGCCGTTAAAATAGCTAATCCTTTCATGTGCGCGCCTGTGTTTTGTTCTGGTTTGATTGCATGACTTGTAGCTTGGGCGGTGTTCATATATCACCTGCTTTTTGTTTGTTTTCCATATTATAGGTTTTGGCCAGCTCCTTAGCCAGCCTTATCAATTAACTAGAAATGTTCGTTCCTGACTTATCTGTTAAAACCTTGCCAGTATCATAATTGACCGTCCTGTAATTATAATCATCACCGCCCAGACTGAGCCATGCAAAACGCTCATTACCAAATTTTTGTCCGGTAGACTTCCACTGGATACCGTTCCAATATTCTAATTCAATCATTTCCCTGCACCCCTTAATTAGTTATTTAGTGATCTCAAACCGGCCATCTTCCATTTCACTTTTGCAACGAAGCCAAATCTGACCGCTGGCAATGTCTTCATACTCATAGAACGGCTCGTTACTGGCCTCTAAACGCCTATGATCTGGCGTTTTTTTAATGCGGTAATTCCCGCCATTTCTATGAGCTATTCTATCGCCCTGCTGAAATCTGAAATTCATTACTGCACCCCTCTATCTATTTAATAACTCTGGATTTTCGTATGAATTACCGATAATCACGCCTTTTGTAATTGTTTCCGGCGATACGCTAACCGGACTTTCGTAAGTCTTACTAAACCCGCAACCCCCAATCCATTCATCAACAAAACAGGCTTTATTTTCATCATATTTAATTAGCTTTAACTGCCCGCAATCAAATTGATCATCAACAATATCCCTTTCGTAAATCTCTACCTCGTTCTTGTCCTTTACTCCCGTGAACCATAAAACAATGTATCGATCTTGATCTGTGTCATCTTCGAATGTAGGGTCTTTGTAGGAGTCGTACCCACTAGAAACCTCCAGAAAACCGTCAGGCATTAGGTGGAAATCAAACTTCCTAGCCCTTACAAGAAATTTCTTTTCCTGCTTATCCCATACCTTGTACTTAAATCTTGAATTACTCATAAATCCCCCTTAAATAAATTCGCTAACATCACATGGCATACCGTATAAATCTTTCATTTCCCTGGCCATTTCATGATCTTCTCTGGCATGGCGTGATTTAACCTTGTGCGCCTCGGCTTGCTTTGCTGCCTGTGAGTGTTCGCGCTTTGGTGTTGGTGCGCCCGAATTGATTGTCATAGGTTTTAGTTTTGCCATGTGCTTCCCCTTAGTTTCACCCAGAAACCCCGGCATAGGCCAGGGTATGGGGACTTAGGGTAGTCGGTCTAACAATAGGTTCTGGTTAACCGTTTAGGAGTCCTTCCTAGATCATAAAGCTTATTCCAGATCTTAACGCTTACAGGCATGTCGCAATCAGGCGCAAGAGTTTTAACAAGATCGATGTTTTCGCCACGAATACGACGAAATGTTTTCAGACTTACGCATGACAGTGAAGATCGAAGCTTTGACATTTTGGCTTTGTGAGTGCTTTTTGCTGTGGTCATATTGTTTCCCTTTAGTGATGCCTCAATATAGCTGTTATATTTAGCACTGTAAACCTTTATATTTACTTTTTTATTGCCCTACCATGATTTCCACCAGTTACTAAGCTTTCTCCAGCCCACTACGCCGCGAAACATCCTGGGTATCTTCCATGTTTTCACTTTACTTTCCCTCAGCAATACACGAAACACTTTATCTCTCAGTATTCCTCTCCAGCCATTTTCGATACCAAAGTCATGAAACATACTGCCTATAGCAAATACTTCGTCCATGGGTTTACCAATCAACCATTGCACTGCCCAAGGTATATCAGCACCATTCCATGGATACCCCTTACGGATAACGCCTTCTTTTGCCTTACATAGACCACCTTCTTCGTAGGTAATTGTGTAGTTTACGTCCTGGTCAAGTACCCACTCATCGCCTTCTTGATGCTTGAGTACGTCAGAATGCAGAATTGCCACATCTTTAATTTTTTGCATTACCACCTCTCATTTTCTGCTCTAACGTCAATATGGGTAAAGCTGGAGTATCTGCCAATTCCGTATTTACCGTCAAAAAATCGACTCAGGAATAAATACACGTTGCCAGGGTCGATATCTTTAACCCGAATATCTGCGGCAATACCTACAAGGTGCTTGCTGCCCTTGGTTTTATCTTCTGGATTACTAGGTTTTCCGCCCACAGCTTTGTTGTGGTCTGGGCATCGGCATGCTGAATTGATATAAACCGGTTTATCGAAATGATCCCTTACAAACTCCAAAACACGTAAAAGCTCGGCATCTACGGCGGCAAAACCACACCCGCACTTACACTCAAATTCCGATCTTGAGAAATTCTTGCTTATTTTCATTCCTTCACTTCCTTTGGCTTAGATTCCTCAAACTCTTTCTTAACGATCTTCAGAATCGTCTCAGTTATCCAGCTTATGAGATACGCTACAGATTCGTTATCCCTTAAGGTAGGATTTAGCCCAACAATATCACCGACATACATTGCAGCATGAAAAGCCTCGTGCGCCAGGCCGGCCAAAACAACGCAGCCATCTTCATGCGGCATATGGATTGATACCGTCATAGACCCTTGCTTGTGATAGCAGTATCCGCCGAAATCCATGCAGTGATGGGAAAGTTTGTTCTTAGCATCCATAGCCTTAGCGTTCGAACAGTACTCAAGTGTCACCGGATACAGCGGGAAAGGAATCTTGTGTATCTTTGCTTTAATCTCTCTTTGTTCGGTCATACCTACCCCTTAGCTATGAAAAATATACCTGCGTAACTTGGCGCTCTTTTCTTTCCACAAACTTGGCTTCGTCCAAATCATAGGAAAGGTCCATATCCTCCATACAGTCATCACCGGTGATTATGTAATCAGTGTATTGGATAAACTTGCCTTCGATCTCAGTAACACGCTCTTCAGCTATGTACCGTCGATGCTCATCCTGCTCGCCCTTATGAATAACTTTTCCGTAATCCGTTAGGATTTCAGCCAAGCCATTGTCATCAGCGTCCCAACCCTCTTTATTTGCGATGGCCGTTAAAAACTTTCTGATATCAGTCATACATTCCCCTTATATTTAACCTTTAACGTGTTTAACGCCCTGTGGTAGCGGCGCTTGTTATCAACCTACATCTACCCAATCTTCTGCAAGCATATCGGTTTGAGACGCTAGCCAGGGTACGAGGCTTTTTGGCGCCGCTTCGTTTTCTGTCTGAAGTCCTGTTGTGTCGATGTAAATGTAGGGGCTTGTCATCTTACTGTTCACATCAGGACGCTGAATCTTGATAAAAATACCCTTACCATTCCAGCCAGACCGGGCAATCTTACGCCCCGCCTTCAGTTCATGTAATGCTTGTCCAAAATCCATAAATCACCTCTAACTAAATGAGCCAGTAAAAGTACAAAAGGGGCTGGCTCGATAAACCCCTTATTTGTTATGCGCCCATAGAGCGCGGTGGTGTTACCCGAACTCTCTAAGAAGGTTCGATATTCCAAGCGCATCGGACGTCATTATTTCTTTATTGCGCCTTACCGAATAAGCCATGCCTTTAGGTACGACAGATAAATCCTTATCATTAAAATAGTTAGAAAATATCCCTGCAATCTGGGCCTTTGTCGCTCCTTTGTTTACTGAGGATGGCCCTGACTTATCCGCGCTATCAAAAATCTCTTTTAGCTCGCCCCATGTTCTTGTATTAGTCTGAGCTTCTTTTTTTGCTTTTGCATTATTCATATCTATCCCCTTAACCTGTTAATTATTTTCCAAAATCCATGTAGCCAGTGAAAGCACCGACAAAAGGTATAATTCCAATACCATGCATTACTTCAGCCTTATATGGTGCCTCAAAATCACAATTTGAAAGCTTGTATAAATTCTTACCCCATCCAATGGCAGATATAATCGCCACCAAAATCAGTACAATAACAATATTCGATAATTTCATATCAACAGTCCTCAATATATTGGTGAATAGTGTTCGCCGGTTGTGCGCGTTACCGTTTTGATTATCCGGCTCTTTACTGCCCGGCCGAAGTTTAATATCACCAGCCGGGCTTCAAGCAGCTCATCGATAGGTGACAATGACTCAAGCTTAATGTTTTTGTCCTGGCACGGAGCCCAGCGGCCTTCTGAATTTGAATCTTCAACCCAGATATAAAGCTTAAAATTATTCAGCTTATGAAATATGGGCTTGCCATTTGTCATTGCAAAGCTTTGTGCGTCTTGTGGTTTCATGCTTTTCCCTTTTAATAAGCTATAAACATAGCACTGCAAAATTATTCCTTTAATAGACTGGAGGTGCCACACCTTTTTCCCACCCAGGATTGCCTTGGTTTTTGTAATAAGCGGCATCATCCAGGCACATTTCTTCGCCGTTAGGGAACCAGTACCCAGTCTGAGTCGGCGCTTTCGGGGCTTGTTGTGGGGCTGACTGATATGTTTGTTGAGATGCAGCTTGTTGTGCTGGCACCGCCTGTTGCGAATGTGGCACACCATCTGAATGAACATAGCCAAGCTTTGAATCCTGAATAACCAGCTTTGGCTTGTACTTCGGGTCAGTCTGGTCTTCCATGATAATGCCAGTGCCAGATACTTCGATAATGGCACCCTTAATCAGCACATCATTGTAATACTGGATTTGTCCATCTTTTGCGAACAATGCGGCCTCGTAATTCGTGTACTCGTTTTCCTTGGTTTTATAGTTAAAATTCTTCTCTCCAAGGCTTACAAAGAAAGTGGTTCCGGTATCGCCTGCGTGCTGTCGTGCATCGTTATTCAATTTACAGGTTACTGAGTGTGTCATAGTGTTTCCTTTACGGTTATCCGCTGTTATTTAATTGTTAAGCCAGGCTTTGATTCGCCTATTGTGGCGCCAGGTATTTCAGTGCCGGCTTTAAGTGCAGTCAATGCCGCCTTTTTATCGATTGAATCAACAACCTTAATTGACCTGTATTCGTCAGGAATCAATGATTCGTCAGTGATTTTTAGGACTGGCTTCGGCTTTGATAGGCTGGCCGATTTAATGCCGCCGCTGATTTTCTTCAGTTTCATGGCTTGCATGTTGTAAACCAGGTATTCCTCAAGCTTTGCCTTTGATTTCTCAATTGCTCGCCTGCGATCCGAAAGGCGTTTTTCTTCTGTCTTGAATGCTTCAATGTCGCCGCTCAAGTTTGCCAGCAAAAACAGAATGCTCTCGCCCTTGCTTTCAAAGTCGCCTTTGATCATATCGATTGTGTCGGCAAGCTGATCTTCTGGCACTCCGTCAGAAATCATTGTTTCAATTTCTTTCATGCTTCCTGTGATTTCATACAGCTTCATGCTTTATCCTCCAGCTTCTTTTTTGCTTCATGGTACGCGGCGTCCAGTGTCTTTTTCTCTTCCTCTGGCTTTAGCCCAAGGATAGGCGCTTCTCGGTCAATCTTGCCGGATGCCATGCCGTACACGCTGCCAACAGCCTCCATGTTTGGAACCATTGCAATTGCATCAACCTTGTCAGCAACAAATGCCCGCAACTCTTTAATCTTTAAGGTGTACTGCTCGTCAGCGTGGTCAGCTTTCTTCAGGTCATTCTCAAGTTTGGCTTCCTGCTTGTATCCATGATCATCAAATTCGCCCATAAATACATCGGAGCAAACACCTAATAGGCTAAGGCACTTTTTCATTGCATCGGTAACTGATTTTTTAGCGTATTCATGATCAACATAAATCTTTCCGTTGTTGGTCATGTATCGGTATTTAGTGTGGCCATACTGCTGAAATGAATTGTCTTTTGTTCCAGCCCACATTTGAATTAAAAGCGTGTGCGTCTTCTCCCAAACAAAAGCGCCGTTATCCTTCATTACCTCATTGTTTAGCATCATTGGCTTGGTATCGTCCATACGCTCGCTAATGATTGAGTAGCCCCAGCCTTCGCCTATTGGCCCCAGAACCTCGGTTGCCAGCTTAACCATGTACACGCCATCCAAACTTGTAAGCTTGTTACCATCAACGTTAGCGGCCTTTGTGTACTTCTCGTCAGTCTTTGGAAACTGATTCCAAATCTTTAATCCCGTGTCGCTCATATGTTTCCCCTTAGTTGTTATTTGCCAAAACTGTACTTTTGGCACTTACTTTCCATTTCAGATCCGCTTTCAAAGAATCCATAAGCCCAGTAATCATTATGGCCACACTCTTCGCACGTTGTTTTAGTCTCGTAAACCCGCGCTCATCATAAGCAGGATTTATAAGCTCGTTTTTCTCACCGCAGGCATTACAAGAATCCATGCAGTGATATTGAGTTGGCTCCCTCGTTTCTTTTGGGTGTATCGGTTTTTCTTGTTTCATGATTTTTCCCTTAGTGAGCACACAGTATAAACGCTGTTATTTTTAACATCAACCTATTTTTAACACTGTTTTTCGTGTATGCTGAGTTTTTTACATGAGGACTATATTATGGCTGCACCAGCTAAAGAAGAATTTGAACGCACATCAAGCCTGCCTAAATGCTTCGAATTGGCATTTAAGAAAACCGGCCTTAAGGTAAAGGATTTTGCCTACTTTATGAACATTGATACTGCTCGAAGCTGCCGGATTCGAAAGCAGGAAAACATGCAGACAGATACAGCACAGAAGGCAGCCGCATTTTTTGGTATGCCTATGTCTGAGTTCATTAAGTTAGGCGAATAACAATCAGCTTCGGGAAAAGCAACTATGTGTAACTGCATGACAGAACTAAAAGCCAATATTGCGCGTGATTTGGCAGTTGAGCACAATGTGATTGGCGGTGTAGATGCTCGATGGTCAAACACTAAACGAGTGTCTACCAAGGATAAAATGCAGCGTAACCGGGTTGTAGTGGTGCCGTCAGTATCAATCACTGCAACCTACTCACAAACAACGGCGCTTGGAAAACCGTTTAAAAATGCTACTGTTGAAAGTATTACGATTAAACCTATTCACTGCATGATCTGTGGGAAAAAGTTATGACACATAAAATTGGGATAGGAACTATAGAATATCTAATGAAGTCCCATGTTCCTTGGCAGCCAGGAAAAATACATGTTGGGCCGGTAGAGCTGTCTAAGGACGATCTCATTCATAGTCCCGATATACATAAGCTTGCATCAATGATGGCATCACTACGGGGTAAAATAGAAAATATGATTGAGCCCATTTAGGGTTATTCTTATTATTAGATTTGATAAAAAAGCCCGGCTGGCTAAGGGATAACCAGTCGGGCTTTTTTGGGTCTGCGTGGATGAGAACAAACCAAGGGTACTAATCAACTAAGGGGTGCCCGGTACAATTCCTTGTATCCGGGCCTAGGTCACTTCGGGAAAAGCACATGACACTATCAAGGAGATGTTTTAAATCAAGGAGACAGGGGCATAACCTGTGGTGATAATAACCTGTAATTATTGGCGACACAACTATGCGCCGTAATGCGCTTTCTCTTTTCTTCCGCTTGCCTGCTTTGTCCGCCATATATCACAGCGCCTTTCAGCGATAATCATGCGGTATTTAAGCTCTTCACTTTTCTCAGTGGATGCCCTCAAGCCCTGCAGTAGCTCAAGGTATTCTGGGTGTGAGTATGCGTATGCCTCCCGCTCCTGGCCGGTCTTTATGCCGCCGGCCTGAGCCTCAACCATCAAAATAGCTTTCTTACTCTTGCGAAATTCGGATAAATACACCGTCTCAGCCTTTGCGCTGGCGTACTCAGATACGTGTTCTCGCCAGGCGTGTATCAGCTTTTCAATGTCTTCCATTGGAATTTACCTCAAACCAAAATACGACCGGACCGAACTTTTCTTGAATTAACCCGAAGCGTTCTGCTGTCCTGAAATTTACAGACGACTTACGCCCCCGCTCAACCTGAAGTGATATCTCATTCCTGAATTCCTCTATGGAATATACCGACTTAAACAGATTGCATGGGGCGCAGGCAGGTACCATATTTTCAATTGTGTCGTTCTCGGGCTTATTCATAGAGCCGTTTGACCGATAGACAGCATCCACATGATCGGCGTGCCAGCCTTTTTCAGGTAGTCCGCAGCCGCAATACCAGCAATGACCGTTAGACTTTGACCTTACTTCTGCCCGCTCCTTTTTTGTTAGTGCCATCAACCTTTCCCCTTAACCCTTATTTATGTAAATTATCTATCCTAGAATCAACTTTCTTGCTCTCTGCCTTGAGATAGGCTTTAGTCATTTTTATTCCAAAACCAGGATGAACTAATGACCAAATACCAATTACAATAAACCAAGAGAACAGCCAAATCCTTAATTTCACCCTTCTAATTACTTTCGGCATTATTTACCCTTAACCCGATTAAGCTCTTTTCGTAACACCTCGCGCCTACCCTCCGGAATACCCGCCAAATACTCCCGTATCCGATCAGGCTTCCAGCACTTAAGCATCGTGGCGGCATCCTCTCGGTACTGTAATGTGCAGGCGTTTGTCGTTTGCACTGTTATACCGTTTATTGTGAGTGGTTTACTATTCATTGATTGCGCAGATAACCTGGCTTAATGCTGTCCTGGTTGCGCCTCCAATGTGATTGCTAAGGCTAACTGAGTGATTTGAAGATATGACATCAAGAAACCCACTGACGGTAACAAGTGTATGCTGCCGCTTTTCCTTCAGTCTTTCGCTCTCTGCCTTTAGCTCTGCTATCGTATTTACAAGTAAATCTACTGCCAGCTCTACATCCTCTGGCTTCGAGTACTTTCCTGCAGACTTGGTGTAATCAATAAGTATGTTTTGAGCATCTTCAGTATTCATCCTGCCTTCCCCTTAATTACCAAGTAAAAATATTTCTCAAAATAGGATCTTCGCATTCATGATGGTGCCTCATTGATATTTTGCCATCATCAAGATTAACCACTCTTACGCCTTTCTCATCATCAAAAGTGTTGTCGTGAAGTTCCAGAACGCAAGCCCTGAACGAGCTTTATCCATGCGGAAATGCGTCTAATATTTGGCCTTTCATTCCCTTCCCCTTAATTGGATTTTTGCCCGAATTTTCAAAATGCTGATTGACAATGTAGGTAACCGCCTTATTCAGCGACCACATTCTTTCGTCTGCAAACTTCTGCAGCTTTTCTTTTTGCTTATCGCTAGGTCTATATGATATCAAGCCTATACTCCTTATTTGATTTTGTTTGACATATTATTATTCATATTGATTGATAAGGCAATATTTATATTCACCTATTGATACCCGGGTAATTCATGCCTATAATTCGTTTTGTTGTTAGGGCTTCGCCAGGGCCTGGGTAAATAAGTGGAAACAAGAGGTTTTTGTTCTGTGTGGGTTAGGTTCCGAACTCTGGCGAGTTTTCTACTTTCCCTATCGCACATAGAACAAAGGCCTTTTTTTTCGCCTATCATTTCTCCTCCTGGCTTAGCCCTTCCAATAATGGGAACGGGTATACCAAAGGGCACCATTCAAAAAACGCCGTCCTTAGCAATAAGGGATTGTGGTCAATAACAATCTGCAAAACCGTTTGAATAAATCACTGGCTCTGACCTACCCACCGTCAACCAGAAGAGGAATCCTTTTTTATTCGTAGGATTTCAGGTCACATATGAGGAATCGCACATCGGTGCAGCTTAGTACACGGCCAGTAATGGCTGGAGATAGCCCGACAAGCCAAGCAGTAATAGGCATTGTTTTAAGGTTACCTCTTAGTGGAAAGGTGGGGGGATTGTAACTTAAATATAGGAAATAATTATGGAAAGTAACTTGAAAACAATTGATACAGCACCTAAAGACGGAACGATTATTATTTGTTTTCGTTCGTCAGAGTTTCAGATTTGGCAGGGTAAATCACTAGTTGTTTGCGCCTGGTACGATGATCTTGAATGCTTTACATGGCCGGATGACGATTTTTATAACGAATATGATTCCAACAAATTTTGGGAGCTGGTTGAAGCAGGGTCATATCATGACAATTCATTTACTCATTGGATGCCACTACCTAAAGAACCACTCAATGAAGGATAAATACAAGCTATACGCAATAAGCACAGGCAATCGAATCAAGATAGTTCTGAGTAAGCGCATTGATAAGACGTTTGATTCTATGCTGAAGGGGTACGAGGGTCATTTAGAGGTGTTATTGACCTATCATGTAGGAAGTGATCCAAAGGCTGCAAAAAGGGAACACAAGCGCTTACTGAAGTTCTGCCGTAAGTACTTCTTAGAGAAGGATTGGTTCGATATGGCTGTAATGGATAAGATCAAAGAGTTCAGGGTTAAATAAAGGGAAAGTTATGGATATTGAAAACGAGATAAGAAGACAGGTTATTCGCGGAAACTCCGGAGATATCAGGGATTTATTAATTAACTCGTCTCAAATTGGTTTATTAGGCGGCATAGGAAAAGGGACTATTACAAGCAAGCAGTTGTCAGACATTATTGATGTAAGCATTCAGAACGCCAACGGAAAGCTTGAGCGACTAAGGAAGGCTGGATACCTGAGAAGGTCTAATGTCGGAGACCCAACAGGCGGCGATATGTATGTCTATGAATGCACGCCACTTGTTCTAAATAACTGAGTCTAAATGCTCTTAGGGTTAACTGTAATAAGGGGAAAGGTATGATCGAATTGCACAATATTGACTGTATGGAGTATATGCGCGGACTGGCTGATAACGCTTTTGAACTCGCGATCGTGGATCCACCGTATGGCCATGGCAATAATTTGATAGTTAAAGGTAATACGCGATCGAAGATAGCGACTGCGGGCCAATTCAAGGCTTACGACAACTCTAAATCTCCCGATCGCGAATATTTTGACGAGCTGATGAGGGTGTCAAAAAACCAAGTTATATGGGGCGCAAACCATTTTGCCGGAAAATTCGACTCTTCTGGATCCGCATGGATAGTCTGGGACAAGCACACGACTGGTGATTTCTCTGATTGCGAGCTGGCATATTCATCATTTGGTACCGCGTGCCGAAAATTTGACTACATGTGGAATGGAATGCACCAGGGATCCGCGGGCGGGAACATGAAGCTGAACGAAAAACGGATCCACCCGACACAGAAACCGGTGAAGCTATACCAGTGGATCCTAGAAAAGTACGGTACCAGTGGCGATAAAATACTAGATACGCACCTTGGCTCTGGATCCAGCGCGATCGCGGCACACTATGGTGGGTTTGATTTTGTTGGCTGCGAGTTGGATCCTGATTATTTCAAGGTCACAAAATCAAGAATAGAAATCGAAACATCACAATTCGATATGTTTTGATCAAGTTATTAATCGGCTTAGGCCTGGGAGTAAGTAATGGAACAAGTTGTAATCGCGTTTACGGGTGTTATTGCTATATGGCTAACCCAACAGAACAACGAATCATGGAAGCGCTATGCGTGCCTGTTTGGGCTAGCTGGCCAGCCGTTCTGGTGTTACTCGGCATATCATGCTGATCAGTGGGGTATTCTGATTCTGTCAGTGTTTTATACCTACGCCTGGATGATGGGCATTTGGAATAATTGGATTAATAAATAACCCAAATCCACAGCACTAAAGATAATCCTTTACAGTGCTATATTTAGCAGCTATAGTTTGGTTTCACTAAGGGGAAATGATTATGTTCAACAATATAGAAATCCGCACAAACTCAGACAGATGGCCATCATTTAGACTTGTGGTTGATGGGGCTATGGTTTCGTTTGGATCGTTTGGCCCTAGTGGCGTTAACTTTTGGTATGTTGATTAACCAATCAGCCCCTCTATAAGGGCATAAGGGGAATGAGTGTGGAAGCAATAAAAGAGTTTAGCGGTGATTACCGTTGGTTGAGTAATTTTTGGTTATGCCCGATATGGGTGGGGGAGCATGTTTATCCATCCACAGAAAACGCATATCAAGCAGCCAAATACCCAAAGTCACAACGACAGCAATTTACAGCATGTTCTCCAGCTATGGCTAAACAGCTTGGCCAGAGAATACAGCTCCCGAAAAACTGGGATACAGAAAAACTAGCTGTTATGCGCAAAATCACATATCAGAAGTTCAGGAAAAACACGTTCAATTGCGGCCTACTTACTGGAACTGTTGGTGCCGAGATAATCGAAGGCAATACCTGGGGTGATACGTTTTGGGGTGTATGTGATGGTACCGGCGATAACAATCTCGGAAAGATATTGATGGAAGTTAGAGCTGAATTGCTCGAAAGTTTTTAGCGGCTTAGGCCATAGGGGATGATATGAATAATATTGATAATATGAACGAATCTGAAGTGAAAGCGATTCTTAATGAGATTTGCGTTGGAATGGGCGGATCAGCAAGAACTGCCTCTGTGATATTAACTTGTGTTAGGAATGCCAGTAGAAGAAGTGGCTGCCTATCAAGAATAGAGAATTATCACTCTATTCTTGTTGATGATGAAGATGGAGGAGAACAATCTGAAGAATGGCTTTTGAATTGGGGTGAAGATCCTGATAAATATATTGAAACCTATAAGTCCGTAATTGCACATAATCCGCTAACAGAGCGCGTTAAGGTGCTGGAGGATGCCATTAAGGGGTTCATCGATATGGATTCGAGAACCCATAAAGAGACGGACGAGTATCTGTTTGGAATATCAGATTTAATAGAAGCACTAAAGGCGGACAAGTAATGGCTATTGAGCACGTAGGTACAGATACCGATATCACGAAGAACAAGATCGTATACTGGTTTATGGTCAACGGCAGCAAGTTTGGGCTGAAGATACAAGACCTTGATGTAACAGTTGTGAATGAGGAAGGCGACGAACTAAAAGGCGTTAGCGGACCCTTTATCAATGATCTGATGAATGCGCGTGATAAGGTTCTGGAGGCTGAATCATGAACAATACGACACAAGACATCACAATCGAAGTGTGCGGCCATGAGATGGACGCAACGGTCAATGTTAGCTATGAGCCTGGCGAGAAGGCTGTGACTCACTTGGCGCCAGAGGATTGCCATGAGGGTATCGATGAAGTATGGGAACTGGACACTCTTATTGTTGATTATCGTGAAGATGATTTGCCAATCCCAAAGCATTTTGATCTGTCCGGGCTTCTGGATATTCGGCATGTTCATGATTCTATTTTGAATGACGTGAAGGAGTTGATGATCGATGGAGGATAAATGGCTAGGTCTTGCAGGGTTCTGTCTGTTCGTGGCAGCAGATATTTTTATTGTACTTGTTTTGCTGAAATATTATGAAGACGAATCTGAAATTAAATGACTGGGAAAAGCAGTCAATCAATCAAAAAGTCGATCGGGACTGGGAAAATATATGTGCGTTTTTCGCTGGATTAAAAGTAACACTTACGAGGCTTCGTGCTGGCTTGCGATTTTATGCTTTATTGCTGGTGCGGCGATTTTCGAATACTCGATGAGTCAGCGGCATATTGAGCACATGATGAGCGAGGTTAGGAAGTGAAACAAAAGTTAACTGCCAGGCAGTATCTAAGTAGAATTAAAGACCGGTTAGTGCACTTGATATTTTATGGAAAAAACAGATCGGTATGTTCTTATGATCAAATTCGTTCGTGCAAATATTGCAAAGAACAATTCAATGAATGGAAAAAGGGAAATAAACCAAGTGAGCGAGGTTAGAAAGCAATGAAGAAAATCATGTTTGTGTTTGTTCCTAAGGGTGCACCAATAATGGACAACTACACTTTGCACGATACGGCAGACGAAGCCTGGGAAAAGATAGAAACTAAATCAGGCAACCCGAGAGACTGGCTAATGGGTCAGGAGCATAGGGTAGTCCGGTGTTATTTGGATATGATTGAATATTGAGGGGAAAGGTGTGGATGATTTGAGCGAGCTTTCGTGTGATTGCGACAAACAAGATTTAAAGTTTAAGGTGTCTATTGGCGCTTATAATGACCATTTTGATCTTATCAAATGCGAGAATTGCAAAAAGAGAACTAAAGCGTTTTGGAGAAAAGACGAGGCTGTTAATGCGTGGAAGAACTCAGAGTTCTTTGAAAGAAAATAACGAAAAATAAGGGGAAAGAATATGGCGGCACTTACAGGATGTGAAGTAGGCGATGTGATAATTAATCACAACTACAGAAACGATAACCCAAAACGCTTAGGTATTTTCGTTGAAGAAAACGAAATGATGCACCTTATTGATGAGAATGGTTATAAGTGGACTGTTCCAAATGATAAGGGCGCAAATCTTGAGGTGTTTCGATACACCAAATTCAAAGATTATATGCAGGAGTGTCGGGATCAATTGGCTGCTGTTAAAGAGGTTATCAAGTAATGAATATAGAAAGCATAAAGAAAAATAAAAAATCAAGCCATGACTGGACAATTATAGAGACACTGCAACAACTCATAAGAGATCTTGAATCTGGTAATTGCTCATATAATAAGTGCTTTATCAGTCTGCTTTCAGATGAAAATGAGGGAGAATACACGACAGGTTTTAGAATGGTTAAAATGAGAGGATATGAGGTTATATCTCTACTAGAAATAATGAAAGGTGATCTTGTAAATGCAATAAATGGTCTTCCTTCTGAATTTGAGGCTGAAGAATAATGGTCAGACGCTGCAAGTGTGGGTGCAAAACCGAACTAATGTCAGCCGCTAAGTGCTCAGATTACTTTGAGAAAAAAGGCTATGTAAATGTTTCGCATATGGCACTGCATGGACTAGCTAAGTCGGCCAAGAAAAAGCAGCAGGACCAGAAGTCTAAAAACATATCTTTCAAAAAAGAGTTTCAAAAGTCAGACGTAAAAACAAGGAAGGCTGCAGCCAAAGAATGGTGTCATCGATACATAAGGATCAGGGACCAGGGAAGACCTTGTATATGTTGCGGTAGGCCTCTTGGTGAAAAGTATGACGCCGGCCATTTCCTTGAGTCTGGCAACAACTCAATACTGCGATACCACGAAGACAATATTCATGCCCAATCCGTTTACTGCAACCAATACAAAGGCGGCAACAGTGACGACTATGAAGGCAGGCTTAGAATTAAAATAGGTGATGAAAGGGTTGATTATCTATTGGCAAATAAAGGCGGACCAATAAAACGAACCGCTGACGATTACAAAGAAATAGAAGATTATTACAGGGTTAAAATAAAGGAATTGGCGTGACTCCAGATCAGCAGTACGCGCAACGGCAAAGGCAGTTTAGGGAGTATTTGAGAATGGAGGTTAGGCGGGATGTGAAGAAGAAAACATTTAGGCAGAAGTTGAGCGGGCTAATTAAAGCCCGCTAGACTTTATACTGCAGTTAAGCCTACTTCAAAAACAACGCCTGACAACCTTATCCTTACTGATCCAGCGGCAGTTACGTAAAGAGCGCCTGATACGCCTGTAACTTCTTGAATTACTAAAACCCTTGGCACAAAATCGGTATACCTGTCACCGGTATTTCCGAATGACTCCAGGCGGCTAAAGTCTTTCTCGGATACTTGCCCGTTTCTTGCACCCTGGGTATGAAATGCGCCCGCCGATTTTTCATAGTAATATGCGTCATCATCTGTTTCGGACACATATGATCGGCGGTACAGGTTCGCTGCGGTGTTTATTTTTCTTTGCTCTGTATCGGCCATAAGCCTCAAGCCAGTTGTTACGAAGTCATCTGCCGCAGGAGATGATAAGTTACAACCGCCCCACCTAACTTGATTTCTGGCTACAGTTGGGATTAGGTTAGTCGAAAGAATGGCTGGCGTCATATCTATCCAGTTAAAGCTAGCGTCCGGGTTGAATACTTTAGTTGGCCCCAGCACTAAGTTAATTACGGACGCGCTCAGGTATATGTCAGAATGCAGCTTAGCCGGATCGCCGCTATGAGCTGAAGACCTCGCACCAACTTTTATTATCTCATTGGTTCCATGAGTAATGTGTATATTTACGTCACAAGCCTCTTGATGTAAATTTGATATATGAAGTCTACCTATATTTCCAACTCTAATCCCCTCTCCACGGTTTGCAGGAATGGCCTGTGGAGTCCCGCCCTGTATGGTTGAGGGATTTTCTATAAAAAGAGATTCAACGTCAATTAGGCCAATGGGGCCTGACGCGACATTTGTCTGGTCTATTTCCCAAACAGCCCTGGAGCCGACAACGCAGCCATTAATCCAAAGTAAACCGATTTTATAATCGTAATTATACTCGTTAGAAAGTCCAGGGCCGAAATTGTTTAGAATGAATATATTGTCTAATACGGTTCCTACAAATACGCCCCATAGAGCGATAGCCTCAGCCAGCACTGTCTGGTTATCGCGATTACCGTTTATTGTTATTCCTTCAATTACGAAGTAATGCGTATCCACATCAAGGGTTGGAGTGAACCATTTAGGCGTAGCTAGGACTGGAGCATCCATATTGTCGGCTCGCTTAATAACTGTCCCTGACTGGTCGTCGATTGTAGAGCCGCCCCTTATGGCTACACCCCGTTTTAGGGGTATGGTGTCGGTTATTGTTAGCTCTCCTCCGTTAGTTGGCAGCCATAACGCGTCATATCTTGCGGCTTCAGCAGCATCATATGCCTTTATAATTGCTGAAATGTTATCCGCGAGGGATTTATCAACACCAAACCACTCCGCAAGAAACATATCTCCTAGCGGGCGTTTCCACCGCTTATCGCCAGGGGTGACAATTATGGTTCCGTCATTGTCTGCACTGGTAGTATCAGAAGCATCAAAGAAGAAATCGCCGCCGCCTATCCCTGGTGTTGTGTGGCCAAGTAGGCTTGCTTGTTGGCCATCTACCGTAGGCTCAAATAATCTCAATTTATCAAGATTGCCAATTGAGGAGACGCCACTAACCTCGGTAAGTGGTACTCCATCATTTACATTGGATTGCTCAAGAGCAAGATTTCCACCGCTATCATTAACCCTAATTGCGTAATTGCCATCAACTAATAAGACAATAGGGCTTCCATTGAATACAGGGTATCCGCCTGAGTTTGTTGATACCGGCTGAGGTATATTGACCTTTGTTCCGTCTTCCTGCTTTGCGGTGACCTGTTTTTGGTTGGCTACAATAGTTGGATCTAAATCGGGCTCGCCAACAAATATCTGCCCGTTGAATATAGGGCGACCCTGGTTTCTTGCGTTGAAGTAAGCGTATGGATTGCTTACGAAATTTTCAGCCATGATTTCACCTTTTGATTTTGATTTATGGTGTTATTGTGTTTCTGGTGTATTTTCCTGGTCTATTGCGCCAAGCATTGAAGGAATCAATCGATTAAGAATATCTATTTCTTCTTTACTTCCCTTCGGTGTATTGGCTAATTTCAACAAGGCATTTCTTACAAATTTACTTTCATAACCTTTTGCAGCAGATGCCAAAGTTCCTGCAGTTAAGAATGTTGTCAGAGGTGCCTGAGTAGCTGCACCAGTTAAAGCAACGGGAACTAAGGCTTGGCCTGTGGCTGTTGCTACTGCCGCCTGCTGCGCCCTTCTTGTTGCATCGAGAAGCCTGGTCAATCCTTCTATCTGTTTTTTATCAGCGCCCTTAAAAAATACATTAATGGCCTTTTGTCTAGCTGGCTTTTGCATCGCGGTAACAAAACGATCAGGATTTACATTGCCTGAGAAGAATCCACTTTCGGTTAATGCATCACGAATAATCGAGGCTTTTGCCGCCTTTCTTCCTTCTGGACCAATAAATCTTTCAAGTCTGTTGAGTTCGCTAGGTTTTCCACCCTTAAGTATAGAGCCAACAACCTCAGGGGTTTCTGTTCCCTTCGTTAGCAGTCTTTTAAGTTCTGTTTCTTTTGCCTTTCTCAACGGATCAGCGAATAATTTATTGGATCTTAACCATTTAGCGGCCGCCTGCCTGTCATTGTCTTTTGCGAATGACAATAGCGTGTTATCAAACGATTTTTTAACAGCTTGAAGTGGAGCGGCAGCCTTTGTTGGCAATGCTTCCCCTTTATAGGCCGCATTTACATCATCAATTAGATTACTTCTTAGATTTTTTATGAAACTAAAATCAGTCCTATCTTTAGGGACTCTTGTTTGAGTTATCGGGTCTATAACCTGTTTTGTTGATAATGAATCTTTTAAGCTGTTTAGCTTTGAAACTATTGCGGAATCAGCTTCTCCTCTAAGACCTCTTTGGCGAGATAATTGTTTGTCGATAGCATCAATTATTTTCCTTGTTGGAACATCGCCAAAAGTATCTAAAGCATCAACCGCTTCATTTCTTATGGTGGCAGCCTTATTTAATCTTTCTGCAATGCCTTTTTCCAAGCTTTTAACAATACTGGCTTCAAGAGGCGAATCTAAGGCAATTCCAAATTCTTGCGCAACATTCTCAACAACTTCCTGCCTGGCCTTTTGTTGAGTTGCTCGCTCACCGCCAGTTCCAAGCATTGGACCAAGTTTTTCACCGAGCTGTTGAAGTGATTTTCCTGCAAAAGTTTCAGGCGGAATAATGTCTGAAGTAAGAATTTTTAAGCCAGCCTCTTCTCCAGATTTAATAAGTTCTTTTGCTGCGGCAGGGATTTCCGTTGCCGCCGCTCTTCTTGCAGTACTGACCAAGGCCGGTATTGCCCCGCCAGCCAATGGTGCAACCACGCCGCCAATTAATTCACCTGGTACACCACCAACTTCTTTACCTACTGCAGCACCAGCGCCAGATAGCGCGCCCAATGCAACATCGGCGACAGGTCCAACCTTGCCTGTTTGCCTTAATATCCCCCTAAGCGCGCTTTCTGAAGCTTGGGCCAATGGAGACAATTGAGCCGCCCCTGTTCTTAATGCTTGGCCAAATCCAGCCGCCATACCGGCAACTTCACCAGCACCACCAAGTATTTCACCAGGCAAACCCTCAACGAATTGGCCTTTTTCGGCACCAAGTTCACCAGTGAGTGTAGGTATGCGTTTTTCGCTTCCACTTAACTCGAGTATTGCGTTGATGTTATCGGGGCCAAGGAAATCAAGCGCGCCCAATATCGACCGGTTAGCACCGGCCGCAAATTCGGCAAGACCCATGGCGCCAGGGATCTTACTCAATGCGTCATCAACATCTTGAGCAATAGCGCCCTGATCTTCAGTTTGCGCAGGTTCGGGATCCTGAATTGGTTCTTCTCGGCTGACTTCCTGATCGTCAAACTGGTCGAATAGATTGCCCGCTTGCTGTTCTGGCTTGTCTCTGGGCTCATCTATAGCCCTTTGTTCTGGCCGGTCAAATTGATCAAATACGTTAGCCATTATGAACCCTCTGGGATATAGCCATATTTATCTTTAAACTGTTCTGCCGCTTGAGGATTGGCACTCAAAAAATCTATGGCTGATTGGGGCGCCTGGTCTTGTCCGGTTTGATCCGCCTGCCTGCCTCTAGCACGATCTAGCTTCTTCTTCTTTATCCAGCCAACTTTTGTATTTCCCGGTGTTCCAAGATAAATAGCTGCAGACTCAAGGTAATCGGCAAGCTTCTCTTGCACTCCTTTCTTCTCAACCATCCACTCTCTAAGTTCTGGACCATCTAGCGCGGTTGGCAATGCTGTAGACATGGCCATGGCAAGTTCGCCAGCAGACAATGCCCCAAACGTGGTGTTGCTAACCACATCTAGCCCTAGTCTATTTGCCAGGTTATCAAGTTTAATGCTTGCAGTTTTAAAGCTCGGAAACATCTTCTCGATTCGTCCTGACCCTGCACCCGCATCTATTAGCGCTATACCTTCATCATAAAGGGCTATTTTTTCATTAATGCTCTCGATCTTGTCGAAGGCTTTTATTGATGCTTTGGCAGCCTCAACTTGGCTAATTACGCCAGCATCAACTTCACCCTTAAGGTCTCTATCAGCCTCAAGAGTTGCAGTTCTCTTTTCGCCTGCCGCCTTACGTAGATTTGATACTTTTTCAGCTCTAGCGACCTTGATAGCGTCTGCTGCGGGCTGTCCTTTTAATCTTTCTCCGGTTGGGCCAAAAACGACTGGTCCTGCAGAAGTTGATTGAATTATTGTCCCGTCCTCAAGTATTTCTTGAGCCCCAACTTTTGCGGGCGCGCCAGCGATACCAAGCTTGCTAATAGCATTAATTTGCTCAGGTGTACCAGTTTGAGCCAATGTTATTTTGGCGATTCTTTGTTGCTCTTCTGGTGATTTTCCAATCAAACTAAGGGTTCCGGATGGATCGCCGCCTTGTTGAGATGTGAAGGCCGCCCTATCTCTTAATGCTTCATCTGCATTTTCACCCTTTAGAATACGAAATGCTGTATCGGCTGCATTCTTTCTTGTCTGCTCACCTGAAAATTCAAAAGCACTCTCAATACCTTGAGCCATTTTGGGGTTTGCCACCATGAACTGAGACATTTCTTGTATGTCGCCTCGCAGAAACACACCTTGCGCCTGTTTCTGCAATTCCTGTTGCTTGGCCGTCTGTTCCTGCCGCAATTCGCTCTGACCATACGCCTGAGCAATTTGCCCCAACCCCTGGAGACTTGCAGGCTGAACAAAAAAAGGATTGTTAGGCATTTAATCTCTCCTCAATATCTGACTTCAGTATTCTCTTGTAACCATCATCGCCTTCAATAACATAATCAGGCCAAACCTTTTCTACTTCCTGGGCCAAATAGCCACTATCAGAACCGGTCTTACCTGATTCCTGTTTCCAGTCCCAAGTGTATTTGTGGATATCTGGATGTGATGTGCCACCGGTTTTAACGATATTATCCTTTAGCCGGACGTCAGACATCAGATAAGCAGAGCCAATTTGGCCACCAAGTTTTAACATGTTTCCGAATCCTTGTTGCTGAGCCTGGGCGCCCGCTGTAATGCCTTGGGCCTGAGTTTGACCTATCTGGCCATACTGCTGGGCAATCTGAGGGGCTGCGCTTGGTAATTGTGCCAGATTCTGAATTCCGCCTAACTGCTGCTGATAAGCTTGATTCAATAGATTTTGTTCGTACCCGACAATATCTGATGCCGTGCTTCCGCCTCTGAATCCGCCCTGGCCAGATCCCAGCCTGGCTGTAGCCTCCCGACCCGTTTCGAGCTGAGATTGGAAAAAAGGAGACGCCTGGGCCCGATCTATAAGCTGCTGCTGAGATCCGAATTCCTCGAATCCAGGAAGCCCGGCAATACCGCCGAGCTGCTGCAGTCCTGCCTGCCTAAGAGCTTGAGGTATTTCCTCAGTTTCTTTTAGGTAATCAAGTCCTGCTTGTTGACCGGCTGCAGCTTTATTTGCAGCGTCTTTTGCAGCGTCTGCTGCAGTCTTACCTGACAAATCTTCATACAAGGATTCGCCAGCCTCAAAAAATCTAGCTCCGCCACCAAATATACTGCTGCTTCTAGTTGGGTCTAATTCTTTACACATAATAAACCGCTCCTATTTTTTTAAGATCCAGTGACTCGGCCATCTTATTAAATTCCTTTTCATTCACGCCTGTTGTTTGACCAAATGAAATTTCAACTGATCCCAATTCTTTCGCCCACTTTATAAACGATTTTACTGCAATCTTTGCCAATCCCTTACCTCTGGACCCTTTAAGGGTATATAGAAGCGTGTCAGAAGCGCATATATCATCACTAAACCAAGGAGTAAAAACATTTCCCATGAGAAGACACTCACCATCAAAATAAACAAAACCAGTATTAAGGCGATCTTTTATCATCTCTATGATCTTACTTTCATTTGTTGTGAACTTTGAGTAACCAGTCGTTTTATGCATATCCATAATGACAACATAAATATCCTGAACTAATTTTTGCTTTAATTCTTGATTGTTCATTATGGCACCATTTGTTTAGCGTTTTTATTAGCCAATAAGAGGGCATTCAATTGGGATATTGCTGCGTTAACATCAATAACCAGTTGATTTAAATCGGCTTTTGTTTCGTTTGCAAGAGTTATGACAGTAGGCAAATCTGTTGCATCTGGGCTATCCACTGACACGGTAGAAGCAGTGGCATCAGCGACATTTACCGCTATAAAAACAACCCCTCCTACTGAAGCCTGTGCAAAATCACCGGTACCAACATTATTTCCCGTTACTCCATGCTGTGAATTGCTAGCGTTGTGAGTGTTAAAATTATCTGTTACCGATGTTATGTTTGTTGCATTGGTCGATATATTGGTTGTATTTGTTGAAATGTTCGTTGTGTTTGTGGATATATTTCCCGTGTTGACACCTATCTGATCTGTCTGACTATCGCTAAGGCTGGCAATATCATTTATGTTGCTTTGCTTATTAAACAGATCCTGAATAAGAATTTCAGGGGCTTTTGGTAAAGCGTCCCTTAAAACCCTGTAACTAAGATTTAACGCCTGCCTAGCGACCGCTTGAACTTGTTCATTAGCCATTAGCTTGCCTCCACATTTAGAAGGCCAAACGCCATTCTGTTTCGGCTTGCGCCCCTGAACTTAAACCCCATCCAGTGCCGAACGTAGCCAAAGCGCCTAATGTAGAAGCGCTGATTGTATTGCCACTGATCGCCATACAGCCGGGTCCATTCCTGACCATGTGTTCTGCCGTCATCGGTACGACTTACAAATACCGTTGCATCCTCAATATCATTAACAATGCCTGGAATTGTCTCTATTTCAAGTTGATCGATAGATAGCGTCTCAAGCTTCAGAAATGCGGTGAATAACAACCATTCCGCCACCTCGTCGTAATGTGTGGCCACTGACTCATCAAATATGCCAATGTTGGAGTTTCGCTTGTCACCGACGATCCACTTGCCGATGCGAGGATCACGAACAAAATTTCTTGCCCGGTAGGTTAAATCGCCGGTAACATCTGTTTTGATCTTCGACCAGGCGTTATCGACACCCTGGGACTCGGCAATAGTGGCATTGAATAGGTATGTATCATTAGGGAAATGATAGAAAACCAGTTTGATCTTGTCCAGGGTAAGAGCGTCAACTGTAGTCGTTGATAACTCATCATCCGTATATTTTTTCAGAACCTGCTCAATTTCCCGGGAGGCTATCTTTTTAGCGCTGCCGGCTGAATATGTGTAACAGGATGGCGCAGTCTCTTCTCTTCGGCCAACGGTGTACCAAATGCCCTCAAGCTCACTCAATGATTTTGTGCCGGATACACCAAGCTTGCTGGCCTTACGATCCAGGGGTGTAAATGCGAATCCAGATTGAGCTCCATTGAATATAAAGTGTTCTGTGGAAAATTTGCAAAACGGAACAAGCTCATTATCTTCATTCTTCTTGAGCGCCAAAGTTCTGTCAGGTACAAACTCTGCCACTGCCTCATTGTTTGGCGGAAAGGATTCCTCATCCAGTATTTGCGAATGGTAAATCCTTTGGCCATCAGTTAAAACAACGAATTGGGCCACAAATACAACGCTTATTGGTTTGCCAACCAGGCCGCCATCAGTAATTTCTCTGAATCCGGCTGTAGGGTTGAAATAGAACAGCTGCTTATTGCCGACGACAATCACGTTGTTGAATGTGAATGTGAAGACGCACTGCTCGGTACCTGGGATAGTTCCAAGAATGGTTTCTACGCCAAGACTGTCAACTGATATCATATTTGTACCAGATACCCGGTACTGATCCTCAAACCCTTCTGCGCTGCACCAGATGCCGCCCCTGTCGATTCCTGACGCGGTTCCATGCAAGGTTAGCCCAGGCATTTGGTACATGTACCCGTTTGACCCCAGGGTGTTTCTGAGAATTCCGTACATGTTGACGGGAATTTTGTCCCTATAATCAACCACATCAGGATCAAATCCATCACCCTTTATGAGCGTCACTGCTGGCATTTATAACTCCTATAATGGCCGCTCAAGGCCGTGATTTTTATGGTAGCTGTATTTAATTTCAGCTTCTTTTCTTGCTTTAATGGCGTTAATTAAATCTTTAAAATAACCAATAAATATACTTTTTCCCATGGATCCTATCTCAACCTTCCATGAGTTGCTTCTTTTGCTCCAATGCACGCCCGTGCATCCAGATGTGTTATTTGATTGAAACCTACAATTTTTTTGGTTTTCGTACTGATCAACATCCCTAAGGTTATAAATTCTATTATTTTCACCATTCCCATCAATATGATCTACTTGATCTAAAGGCCATTTTCCGTATACCAGAAGCCATATAATTCTGTGCGATAGATATCTTTTATTTAACACGCTGATTCTATTATAAGTTTTCTCGCATTTAGTCCTTTTAAATGGTTGTCCGGCTATCTTTCCTGAAAATTTACCATTCCAAACATTCATTGCATGGTCTTTATTGAACCACTTCCTATCTCTTTTATTCCAGGTCAAAACCCCTGTTTCCGGATTGTAATCAAGGAGTTCTTTCAATAATTCTTGTGTAATCTCAGTCATAACCGCGTCTCAGTTATTCGTCAATAGAATGGCAGAAGGCAGTGACGTGCTGCTTTTCGGGTTGCATTCCCTATCTGCGCAATTTAAAACATCCTACACAGACATAAAAAAACCCATGATGAATGTTTTAAATATTCTACCATGAGCTTCATTTGATTACACTTTGATCTAATAGCCCGGATTTTTCTTCTTTTTCATCGGATTCTTCTTAGCCGGCTTACGAGTCTTTTTATTGGTTTTGGCTCTTTCGCCGCGGCCAGGTAATTTATGTACCATTTTATTTCCCTCTATATCCTGAAGCGTAAGCCGCCTCACCTTGTTTGCCTGCCTTTTTACGGGCAGAATTTCGGCTAGAGGCATCTCCGGCCGTGTATCGGTATTTCTTACCTTCGCCGCCCCACTGCATGAACGAGCCTTTACTGTCTTTTCCTGAGCTTACCGGCATTACAGCTCCCTATCGCCTGACCTATTTTTGAATATTACAGTTCCAGCGATAACACCCGCCTCAAGATCTGTAACCGTTTCTTTAACCAGTATTGTACATATGTAAGATATATCTCTGGTGGTTAACAACTCGGGATTTTCACCTTCAAAGCCGGCCTCCGCATCCGCCACATTTGCGTAAGTAGTAGTGCCGTAATAGATGATAATGTCCTCAGTCCCGCATGCCTGAAAAACGCGTTGAGCACTAAAACGATTAGTTGGTACAGTCACTATCGTTCCGCCACTATTGAATTTACTGGGATCAATAAATGGAGTAGCAGAGTTAGATATAAATGCGTCAATAACAAAACTCCCACCTGAATCAGCATGGACAAGGAATAGGTTGCCTGTCGTACCGGTGAAGGCAACTTTCGCCCTCGCCTCGGTTTCGCATAAATTTGGCGAGTTAGGGTCCGGAAGCATCCCCCTACCAATTTGATGATGGCTACCCGGGGTCACGCCAATAGATAAATCGGCTCCGCCAGGGGATAAAATAGATCCCTTTGTTTTATGGCCTCCGCCATTAATTAATTCCGCTTGTCCATCAACAGACCCAGTATAAGCAACAACCGGAGTGAACACAGCAACGGTGATAACTCCCGCAGCCATGACTGACTTACCGATAAACGTTTCACCGGTCACTGAGAATGACGTTGGCTCGTCGGTTCTGAATTCATGCACGCCCTGATTATTGATATACGTATTTATTACTTGATCACCGCCACCGGTTATTACGTGATCTATTTGTGGTAAATCAAAGAATGTCTGTTTAGGAAGTCTAGTGTTTAAAGATCTATCTACTATCACTGATTTAAGAGTCTCAACCCTAAATGTCGTTGCATTTAGAATTGACATTCCTTTAGGGCCACCATTATCGCCAGTGGATATTAAGCCAGAGTGATCATAGATTATGTCTTCTTCGGATTCAAATTCGCCTAGGTATACATTCCCAACTTCCAAGGTGTTAATAAAGCTAATTGGAGCTCTGGAAATTACATCGATTACAAGCTCATTGAGTCCGTTAAACAGCGACTGCGGGGCAGCGGTGTTTTCAGTTTTTAATGTTAACTGGGTTCCTGCGCTCCCACCTATTAAATCTAACCGGTTACCTAGATTACTAGGATTGCCGTCAGGAACGACCACAGTGTGGTTTCTCTTTCCTTCTGGTCTAAATATTTGTCTTATGTCTGCCGCCATAGTTCCTGCAGATAGTATTTTTACTGAACCCTCCTCGTAAATGGTTACACCAAAACCCACGAAGTAGAATGTGGTGGACCCTGAGGAGGACGAGTTCGCAACCGATACTTCGTCATTCACGGCGTTATTTGAGGACACAATGCCGCCAACTACTACCTTCTTATCGTTCACATATAAAATAGCCGCCCCGAAACTAAGCCCGGAATCGGGTGACGGATCGCCAAAAACCTCCCAATCGAAATAGGTATCTATTGGAACTAACGGTACCCCAGCAGTGCCATCGAGGGCTATAGTCGCCTGACCATCCAATCTAATCGTCGTATTTGTTCCATCTTCGCTAATAAAGATACCCACTCGGCTCTGGATAGAGGATATGCGGGGGTCGTTGGTGCCCGAGAACCCCATTCCTGAAAATATCGATTGAGTATTAATATCCTCAGTGATCCGACACCTAACACCCCTGAACGAGAACCCGTTAATTAGGTTATTCCCCCAGTCCCCCGCCGATAGCGCTATCCTTGATTTTGTTACATCCAAATCACCCGGGATATTATATTTAACGACATCCGTTTCAACGCCGAAAACGGTATCTGTAATTAGCGTTATAGTACCTGCGCCTGTCTCGGTATCAGTCCAGCCCTGCGCTGACGGCAAACCTAATTCAGCGTCAAACATCGCGTCCTTAGAGGCGAATGTTTCAGATGCTATAATCGGAACATCTGAAGCATGAGCCAATTGATGGAATGTGATAGGCGACATATCGCCCTCGCCGTGTTGCGGCGTTCCATCAGCTGCCGAACGCCAAACCGATGGAATGACTCTTGTTATGGTGCCCGAGTCCGTGCCGGCCACAAATTGATCAAGGGTAAAAGTCTCTAGCATTGCCCCGGTACCTACACCGCGCACTACAAGGTCCGTGCCTATGTGCGAACCAACTTCATAGAGGCCGTTATTCTGTTTAAAGCCACGAAATAAGACGAACTGATTTGTTGTGAAAATTCCAGACCCGACTGTAGTGACCGAAGGATTGCTGACCGCGTCTACACCGGGGATAAATACGCCGCTAGCCACTGTATCGTTAAGCCCGTCAGCCACGTATATATCCACGCGATCTACGTTAACAGGTGTCGTTGAGGTCTGGTCAGCGTTTTGAATTACGACCTGTGTATCGAGCAATAACTTCTCAGCATCGTTAACCAGCGTGTCGACTTCTAAACCTTCCTGGATCAGCTGAGTAAGAAAAGGGATATCCGTGACCGTACCCTTGAGACTCATCGAGTCCGCTTTAAGCTCAACATCTAACTGCTGGCCTGCCCGTAATTGAAATGTAGACAAGCCTATATTGAATACGCCCGGCGTACTGTCTTCAACACTGACAAAATCAACAATGTTATCACCAGTTATGAAGGGCAAGCCTGGATTTGCAGCAACTTCTTCAGGTGTAACCGCATTAAAAGCGGCCTCATTTGGTATAAATCGGATCACTACTCCGCTGGCATTATCCGTGATTTTCGCCACAACATTAGCCATTGGAGCATCTGCGCGAAATGTGACCTGATTGGTCTGGCGAACCTTAGGGGCCTGAACACCGCCTATAATGACGAAATTTAACGGGTTGGTGGTTATTACCTGGGTGTCGTCAGTCTGCAGAGGGTTAAATACCTGAGTCTTAAGATCAACATCCTTAGACGCGAATGATCCAGTTTCATCAAAATCTGTGGTTTTAACATAGCCATGGGTACCATCAACATTATTGCTTATGGCTAGCTGCTTAGATGCTTCGGACAGTGTTGATGCCGGCCCAAGATCTAAAGACCCCGAACCAACGTCAGCACCATTATCAAATTTCGCCTTACCAGTTGAGGGGTTGACCGTCGCGCCAGCATAAATCAATTTACCAGTCGCATCAGCCTTAGCCATTTGGCCTTCGGTTAATGTGGTAAATAGAGGGTCAGAACCACCGTTAAAACCAATGCCTGGGGGATATGGCATGAAAACACCTCATAAATAATTATAATACTAGGCACGCCAGAAATAGGCCACTGCACTGGCTACACCAGTGATACCGGAAAAAGTAAGACGGCCTGCACGAGCCGGTCCAGGGAAAACTGGAATTGTATAGGTTGCTGATCCTGCAATAACAGCAGTTGCATTAATAGTTGTATCGCCACCACCCGATCCCTGCCACTGTCCTTCAATGGGCGACATCTCAGGAACAATGGTTCCACCTGTTGGGGTGGCTGGATCACCGTTAGCGTCGTAGAAAGCGATAATAAAAACACCTGACTCAGTGCTAATATCAATATCGCTTCCGGGCTGATCAAAGGTTGTCAGAGTTGCATCAGCAATGGGTAGCTGAGTGTTACCGGACCCATCACTCACATAATAAATTTTTGCCATTATAAACCTCACACGGTATTAAAAGTTAAGCCTTGATCTTCACAGTGACGAATCACAAAGTTTTTGCGCTGCGTGATCACCTCATTAGAGTTTGTTTTAGTCGCCTTAATACAAACCGTATAACCGCCTGCCAAGATAAAGGTTAGGTCTGCACTTGCTTCTGTGTCTGTAAAGGTTTCATTTGAAACGGCTAAGCCATTATTGCCAACCTCCCAAACTACGTTGACTAATGTTTCGTCAACCAGCCACTGCTGGAAATCTTCGGTGTGATTGAACACATCACCAACAAATCCATAGTGAGCGTCATTATTAACTGCAGGCTCTGCATAGAACCGACGATCATTGTAATCCCACTCATTACCTGATCCAAATGGAAGGGTAGGTGGATTCTGAGCAATCGGAACACTGACCACAATATTCTCTAATGCTCTCATGCCTTTATTGGCAATTATGCTGAGCGTAGGGGTTATCTCGCGACCAAAAGCTAAAACCAATTCAACCATTAACAGCTTCTTGAAAGGGCCGGCCATTTCAATAGTCAGGCCAGAGTTGTCAGCGGGGTCACTTCTGCCGTAATCGCTAGGCTCTTGCCATTGAAGGTCCAGGCCATCACCTTTTAGCTCTTCAGCATAATCATCTGCGATACTAAGGGCCAAGGTAGTATCTTCTGGGGAAGGGTCAACAGTTAGCCCTGATATACGCATCAAGGCATAAGTTCCGGATACTACATCACCCTTGGTCACTATCATCAGTTTCTACCTTTTTGGGCTTGGTAATGCGCTTTTTTGCCAGTCTGTCGAAGTTATCAACAAAGCCCATCCCCATAAATTCATCAATGTACTCACTACTAATAACACATTGAACATAGCCGCGGCTATTAGCGGACTTCTTAAACATTGAAACATGCTTGTGGGTCATTTTAACACCTTAGCAATATATGAAAAAGGGGCTGTTAAGCCCCTTCTTAATCTCAGCTCACTATTAAGTGATGCCGTGCATCTTGACGCCCCATGCAGGGTTGAAGGTTGCAAAGGTTGGAAGCATATCAAAACGATAGCGGTTCTTGTTGGCCACGCCATCTGAGAACTTATGGATTCGGATAGACATGCCCTTGTGATTCATAACCATGGACTCTAAAGCGTGCAGCTTAGGCAGCACCACAGAACCCATACCAACGAAGCCTTCGCAGTAAGCAAGGGCTGGACGGTAAATAGCGCCTGCACTTGATTCAAGCACAGTAACAGCATCACCAGAGGTAAGGGCGCGGTTAACAGTGTTGAATGCTGAGTTAACTCCGTTTGTACCGGTCACATCAAAGATAGCCGCACCAGAGATAGTAACAGTCAAATCACCAGATCCATCAGCGGTTCCACCAACTAATATTGTGCCTGTGAATGGAAGACCAACACCATCTTTGCGCAGCTCTTTATGGTTACGCATATTAGTCAGCAACGTGGCAGGGAATTCTAATACCTGACCAACTAACAAAGTTGCACCAATGCCCAGGCCAGTTAAAGCCAGTGTCATCTGATAAGTATTTGCATAAGTGATGTACGTAGCCAATGGAGTAGACTGGATGGTAATACCAGCCGAGGCAGTACCAGCGGTGTATTCAGGCAAGTTGTTGGTGGTTAACACTTCATTAAGGCCACCAAAGTTACGCTTGATTACAGCGCTGTCCCAGGCAGTCATAACTTCAGGGTTAACGGCCAATTGGGTTTGCAGATCGGCAAGCGTGGTTTGTGTGAAGTTGTTCACAACGCCATAGCGCTTCCCGGTAGGCGAACCGATCTCTTTAAGAAACGCGCCTGCGTTGGCAACATCGGCCCATGTAGCAATAGGGTTGTCGGGGTCACCACTAATCAAAGAGGCATTCTTGGCCATGTACAAGGCAAGCTCGGTTTCAAGCTCGATCACCATATCTTCAGCGATAGGGTTTAATAGCTCTTGTAACTGATCGGTTTCCAGGGCTTCTTCTACCTGCTCATTCTCAACAAATACAGTGATGTAGTCAGATACTTCAGCCTGGACCTTACCGGTTAGGATTGGGTTAACACCTTGACCCACCATATTACCGTCAGGTGTGCGCTGCGGAATGTACTGAGGTGGGCGCTTCATGCTTACCTGGCCAAAATCACGGCCAGTTGATGCATCGAAGTCGTTAACCAGTTGCTTTGATACCGTATTAGTCAGTACCGTGCTGGATTCGAAGCTTCGAGCAAACTGCTTTAAAAGCTTCTTGTTAATATTATTCTGTAGTTCGTTAGCCATTAGGGCTCTCCTTAAATGAACTCAGTGCCAGGGAACTTTCTTTCGAAGTCATCCTTCTCAAGTGTTCCGCCACCTGAAATATTAGGCAGTGGGTCTGGCGCGTTAGATACTTTTGGCGTAGTACTCAGGGCCTTCGCTTTTATGTCGTTGGCGATCTTAATACTCGCATTCATCGGTGATAAGCGTAAAAGCTCATGCATTTCAGCAGGGTTGTTATACAGGTATTCAACAATCTTACCTCCATTTGGATCATCAATAATATGCTGACCTAATGTAGGATCGATACCAGCATTGGTTAATGCCTGTTCAGCAGCTTGCAATACTTCAAGGTCTACACCATCACGCTGAGCGTTAGACACATAACTTGATACCGCTTCTTGCCGTTTACTTTCCTGCGCGGTCTTAGTGGCCGCATCTTGCTGGTGTTCATATGCGCTTTTACCTGCCGATTCAGCCATCTTTCGATTATATGCAGCGGTATCGGTGTGATACTTTCGCATGGCGTCTTCGTCATAAAAGTCATCAGGCAATGCAGGGGCGTCTTCAGTATCAACGACAGGAGCTGGCTTACTACTCTCCACTTCCTTTAGTCGCGTCTCTGCGGCATCTGCTCTGCGTTCAGCTTCATAACGTTTAGCGGTAAGTTCATTGATTCGCTTATGAACTCCATCTGTTTTTTGTTCGTGGTTTTCTCCACTATCCGGTGATGATTCGGCTTTAACCTCGGGTTCTTCAGCGCTAATGGCCCCAGCTGAGGGCGGTTGCACTTCTAAATCTTTCGGTTCAATAGCATCTATGGTCATTCAAGGCGTCCTTTGACGAAGTGTAAAACGTAGTTAGGCCACGAGCCATAATGTATTTTAACCTAATAGGCAATAGCTTACAAATTAGAGGGGTTTGATAGGGTTTTGCTATGATGCAGGAATAAAAAAGCCCTCACTGGGAAGGCTTTAAATTAACAGCGGCATTATTGAATCTCTACCTCATCTATATCGAAATGATTATACCCATTACTATCGTCAATAAGCTCTGCAGACTTTAAGGCCTCGTCTGCAGCGGCCTTTGTTGAGTATGCGCCGACGATCTCTGAAAGTTCATGAGGGTACGTTTTTAATAAAATGAATATCATTCACTTCTCCCTATCCGTTGGCCATATCTTGCTGGCATTATCTGCCATAACCTGGCCCAGCGTTCTTATCTCTCCTTTCTCTGATTCCTGATACAACTGCCATATAGCCTCATGATTGTTTGGAAGCAATATAAACTCCTCGATCACCTCCCCGTTAGTCCGCTTTTGCTGAATGATTGCGCCACCTTCCCGGGCTGCTGCGAATACATCGGCTGGCTTTTGTGATAGCTGGGTGGCGTTAAAGGTTTTCACTTGTTGCTCCTCTATCTAATCTTAATTTGAGCTCTTCTTTAGTCATCATTACAATCGGAGATTTATTCGGCATGATTGACGATGATTTCCAGTCGCTAAATGTGGCGATAATGCTGTTTCCGGAAGACCTAAGAACTAGCCATTTATCCTCTATCTTTACTGATGAGACACTACCGTATATGCGCGGCGTTCCCTTGGAATCCACTACCTCGTATGTTTCGGTATGGACCTCTAATTTGTTATTCATTTGTCGTTAAGCTCCATCATCTTCTTGAAAAACTCGGCCTGAGTTATCGCTCCGGCCTGAAGCTCTGCAGTCAAAGCTACCATTACGTTGTTTTTACGCTGCAATCTTCTTTCGCCTGGTGAGATTGGTGCTTTTCTCCCTGATAATGCTTGGTATCGATCAACGTCCTTTGCCTCGTCCATTTGTGATTTTAGCTTTATCTGCATAGCGTCATGAAATTGCTTCTCTACCTCAAGATTAATGGAAGGTGATTTCTTGGTTACTTTGTAATCAACCTCATAAACCTCTAAAGGCTCTCCTGTATCAACAACACCAACACACCCCATACCAACTACTTTTTCTACCTCTTCAACCTCAAACCCCATCGCATCACACATAGCCATCAAAAGCTTCATTTCGTTAGTCATTATTCACCTCCTTATTCTCAAACATCACCGACTTCATCACTCCGCCATCCATCACATAAATACCGACCTTTGTGGCTACAATTAACTTGCCGTCATACTGCTCAATTCCCACAATTTGATATCCGCATGGTGGTGATGAAGAAAACTTGGCACCTTTAGTTTTATCGATACAATTACCAACGTCTTCAAGTACCTGGTTGGTTTTTGTAAGGTCGAACTTAGGGCGATCCTGTTTGTTTTTTACTTCATCATCCCAATTTTCGACACGTTTGAAGAACTTCTTATCATCCGCCTCCCTATCTTTTCGTTCCTTTTCTAGCTGATCATACATAAAGCCAATAGCCTGCTCATTCTCCCCTTCAACAACTTTTTCTGATTGTGATTGCGACCAATAAGCCTTTGTTTTCTCATCAAACATAACCATTTCCCCTTAATAGAATTAATCCTAACAATAGGCCGAATAAAAGGACCGGTCAAGGCCCTTAGGTATTACTGCGCTTGTGGTGATAGCTTCTGAAGGTTATCAATCTGCTGGCCTACGTTCTGGGTCGTTAATCCCTGCGTCTCAGCCTGCGTCTTGATTGTGTTGGCATCCGTGTTTCTGATGTCAGAGATAGCTTTGGCCTGGTCAACATTACCCTTCTGGCCGGCTAATCTTGCCTTCTCTTGCAACTCCATAAACTTAATCTCTTGTGCCTGCGCTTCAAGCTTCAACTTACCTTGCTTAAGCAGTAGCTCTGCCTCCTGCACTTGCGCCTTCTTCATTTCAGCCTGGGCGAATACCATGTTTGAATCTGGCTGCTTAGGCTGTTGCGCCGCCTGCTCAGCCTTCTCTTTCTCCTCGTCGGTCATTTGCTCTGGGGGAATCATTCCGGCCTGCAGCATCTGCAATCGCTTTCTCTCTGCTATCTGGTCAACTAATGGCGCATCGATAGCCTTAAGCATAATGTCGCCGCCCTGCTGCACTACAGACGGGTCAATGGCCGCATACTCAAGTAACGCATTCAATCCAGCTTCTAGCTTGTTGGCAAAGGCTGGGCCTGCATCACAAACCACCTTGTACTTGCCGGCATTCAAGTTGTTTTTCTTGATTAGCTTCTCAGACTGTTGATCGTAAATCTCCTCATTAAGTATAACCAGATCCTCTGTGCCATCCATGCCAGTAATAGAAAACTCTCGCTTGGTGTCATATACAACTGGAATAGTTTCAACCAGAACCTCACAAGTCCGGCGGATACCATTGATCAAGGCATTCACCCACTTGCGGGTAGCGGCGGTGCCTCGGTCAATCTGCATTTTAACTGTGTCCTCTGACATACGGCCTGCAAAATCACCCTGCATAGCACTGAACACGCCGGCCTGCTCTTTAATGTCTGCCGCCATCTGATTGCCCAGAAGACTCAAGGCCGGGTTAACCTGGGCTGTCTGTGAATAGTAAGGGGCTACCGCTTCACCATCATACGTATAGAACTGCACAGGGTCAGCACTGATATTCATTCGAGCTATCTGGTTTTCATGGCCTTTAGCTTGCTTCTTAGTCATCCACCACTTAGAGCGAGGAGCAAGGGCTCCCTCTTCAATCTCACGGCTCTTGGCGTAGTTGTGAACCCGTTGAGCATCCATTTCCTTTAGCACTATACCGCTATAGGTGATCTTTGAGTTCTGGCCTAAGTGCTCATAGTTGCCATACACAGTAATAACAGGATTGGATTTGAATACTGTCTCTGTCTCATCTTGAAGAATGCCGCCGCCGTCAAATATGGCATAACACCAGTTAAAGTCTTGAATGGTCTTGGTCTTGACTTCAGTGATACCACTTAGGGCCAGCTCGTCTTTGATCTTTTTATAATCATCATTGACCTCATGCACTTCCCCATTGCTCATCTGGGCTACTTCAATCTTCTTCTCCTTTCGGTAGTAGCGCTCAGCAATGGTTATAACTTCAGGCTGATAGTTATCAAAGTTATCATCCTCGTCATAGTCATCAACGCTAACGCCTGAGCCTTCTGGCCACTTCTCTTTATACGCTGTCGGTGACATTGAGCTAAGCACATAGGCCACTTCTGAATCTGAGCTGTCAGCCTTTGTCGATGTGTTATCTGTCCACACCCGGTTAATAGCGTTGGTGATTGGCTCAATAAATAGATCCTGCTCAAAGCTCCAGGCGTCAGCGTACTTTGCTTTAATGATCCAGGCATCGAAGCCACGGCGCATTAATCGGCGGCAAGCATCACGAAATATGGAATCTGAACGGGACATATTCTGAATGGTTCGAATCATACCTTCATAAGTCAGAGCCAGGTCTTTATCTGCACCACTACCGGAAGGCTTAACATTGCACCCAAAATCCATGTCTTCTATATCGGCCATCATTGACTCGATGACAGGCGTTACCTTGTCGAACGTATAGCGGGGGCGCTTCTGACTATCTAGCTGGCGTCGAATGTTATCTTCCCACTGCCCATCCTTCTCCAGCAAGAATCGGTCAGCATCGCGGGCATTCTCTCTTTGGTCTAAATCGGACTGCTGGAACTCCTGCAGTTCCTTGATCCAATCTCTGTATAGATCACTGTTCCGGTCTTCTTTCGTGCTCCGGCTTTTCTTTTTGCCGCTGTATTTAGCCATTGCTTGTACCTAGAATATGGATTGAAAGTTGATTTCTTCAGTGTTTATTAGGTTAATTATACTTGCTTTATCAAAAGATAGCACCGCAGCGTCAAACAGGTTTGGCGATGGTATTACGAGTCGACTACCGTCTGGAAGGGAAATTCCCCTTCTAAGCTCTTCCTTGGTATAAAACTTAACTGTATCACCTGGCTTAATAGGGGTCTTGCAGGCCTCTGCCTTCATCTTCTCCATCATCTGAGGACTGATACCGACCTTTGTTTCTGGGTCGTATGCCTCAAAGCTAATCAGTGTGTCAGGGTCATGATATTTTCCCTCTACTACAGCCTCGTATGTTCTGAATATCCGCTCTGCTATCCCGATGATATTTTGGGCTTTCTTGTTATGCAGTACATCTTTGTTAAGCAATATTTCCTTTCTGTTTGTTAGGCCAGCAGTCTCACTTTTGAATTCACCCTTTGGGTCATGTATCTCGCTTGAACCCTTGTAGGCGTATATATTCACATTCTTACCGCTAAACGCCCCATCAACATTATCCCTTAGTGTTGCACCCAAGCCGTCAGCATCATATCCGAACGAGTCACAACCATGTGATATGGCAACCTTGCACGCCTCGTCCATCTTACGGTTACCGTTTTCACCCTCAATCTCTCTGATGTCGAAAAATATAACTCCCTGCCTAGATACAAACCCGCATGGATCGCTTCCGGTGTCAGACGGATCGCAGGCTGATGTAACAGCGCCTCTACGCTCAAAGCCCTTCTTTTTATGAGCATCGATACATGCGTTGAACCAATCCTCTTGAATAACGGAGCTGGCTATATCGTCGTTAAACTTGCCGAGCCAAATACCATCGAATCGTGCCTTTGTCATAATTCCTCGCTTAACCTTTGATTGATCTTTCTCCAGCTCCTTTCGCAATGAGTCATCGTGCATAAACCAGGGGTTATCCTTATACGTCAACTTAACAATGAGGTGATAATCATCCTCATAAAATCCATCTCTATCAAGTTCTGCCTGATAGGGGATTATAAATTCTTTGCTCATTGGGTCTTGTGAGCTTCCGGTATTCCATAAATACCATAACTCGGCGCCCGGCGTATCTCGAAGTGTTGGCCCCAAAATATCTATGGTTTCCTGCTTTGTTCTTTCTGATTCCTCCATCAATAGGAATTTATAATCAGAAGCCCCTTTCATATCAATAATATTTTTCATGCCACCAAAGGTAAACTTTCCCCTGTTTGCGTTTCTAATTTCCCATTTTGACGGAACAGATAGAAATCCGCCAAGACCGCTTCTTCGTATGTTTGTTTCAATGCCGGCATATATCGATTCTTTAAGTGAGGTCATACGCTCACGAAGCACATACACCCGACTACCGCATGAATGAACATCGCTCATCATCGCGTTTTGGGCAAATCGGGTTTTCATTCCGCCTCGGCCACCGAATAGGTTTTTGTATTTCTTGTGCTTGAGTATGAAGGGCTCTAATTTTGGCACCAACAGAACAGTTGGCTCTTCGTCTGTTGCATGCATATCACCGATGGTACCCTTCCAGCGCCTTATGATGTTTGGAACCAACTCCCCGTCAACCTTGTCTACTCTATCAATAATGCCGTATACGGTAGGCTCAAGTGATCCACTTACTGACTTCAGCATGGGCTCGAGTATATCGAGCTTCTTCATTAATGCAGCGCTAGACATTGGCTAATTTCTCAAGCGCATCAATCCTGTCTTTTAGATCGGTACTTTCTTCGATAACAACTGAGTCCTTGATAATGCCGATAACGATCTGACCAACATCTGCAGGTAATGCACCAGATGATATAGCCTCAACTACTGCCAGGGCTTTGGTTGTTGGCGTGCCATCTGCAGGAAAATTGAACTGAACCTTTTCAAGTGTAGGCTTTAGCCCTGGGTAGGCCTTTGATAGAAATTCTTTGAGTATGATGTGTGATGCAGGATCAGTAGCATCGAATGCCCTTTTGGCAGCGTGCCCTATGAATGCCTTTTGAACGGCATCGTCTTTAGCGTTAGATGGCAGATCAAGTAAGGCCTCTTTGCGAATAGCCTCAAAAAGTACGGTCTTGAATGACTTACCCCGGCCCCGTAGGTTGTCGCCCTTTTTTAGTGTTGTTGAGCTTTTCGGCACAAATAACCCTTATTCTTGCCTTATTTAGCCAAATACTATCACAAAAAAGGCCGCAATGAATGCAGCCTATTGTTTATGATATTTTCCCTACCCTAATAATTGATTGACAGAACTTGAGGCAATCCACATTGCAACGGCAAACCCCACCAACCCACCAAGGATGAAATTAGCCATTCCCTTTACCCCTTATTATGCACCCCTTTATTAGAGGTGCCTTGGTGTTGTTGTAACCATGAATCTTGGGCGCTCAACAAGCATTTTTATTTCGCCCAAATGCCTGATTAATTGCTTTCTACAAGGATCGTCAATAAAAACTCTTTCGGCCATAGC